TAAGGATTTTGTCGTAAAGAATGGTTTAGAGGTCAACGAAAACCTTCTATATGCAGACGATAGTACAGGTAAAGTTGGTATTGGTACCACTGAGGCTGATAAGAAACTTGTAGTCATTGGCGATGCTGAGGTAAGTTCAAATCTCTCCGTTGGAACTACTATCACTGCACAACGTGGTGTATTTTCTGGTATCGTTACTGTCACCGAGGGATTTGATCTTGGTGTAGGTGGTACATTCTTGTCTGCTGTCAAAGCTGATAAAAAGATTGGTATCAACTCAGCCAATCCTGTATACACACTCGATATCATTGGACCAGTGTCAACTGGTACGACAGCCACATATATCTTTGGTGATCTTGAAGTAACTGGTAATATTAAGGGTACAAATTTACAAGGTCAGATCTCTGCTGGTGGTACTGTCGGGTTTACAAACGTAACAGTAGATAATATCCTTGATGCGAATAATGCGGAAGTATATACTAAATTTAATATTGAAGAGGTAAATTCAAACACCTTTAGATATCTGACAGCAGGTAGTCCTCCTGGTATTGGCTTCACACAGAATACTGATGACCCAGAACTTTATCTTCAAAGAGCTGCCAAGTACGAGTTCCATGTAGATAGTGCTGGTTTCCCATTCTATATTAAGACACAACCAACAGCTGATCTTAATAATCAGTATAATGATGGTGTAACCAACAATGGTGCCCAGGTTGGTGTTGTTACCTTTAAGGTTCCATTCAACGCACCAAACAAACTGTATTATCAGGCATCCAACACCGCTGGTATGGGTGGTACAATCTATATCAATAATGACTACAAGGATCTTGAAGTCGGTGTATTAACAGTCACTCAATTCCTTGATAGTAAATTACGGGCTGATTTTGATAATATCTATGTCTCTGGTATCGGTACAATCAACAATCTAAAGGGTCCTCAGGACTTTAGTGTAAGTGCTGGTATTCTGACAGTTAGACAAGACCAGACCGCTCTGATTGGTGTCTCTACTGGAGCAGACAGAGTTTCTGTTCAAGAAAAATCTGATAATACATTTTATCAATTAGCATTTACCGATCGTCTCAGTGGTATAAGTTCAGACTATCAAAATTTATACATTGATAGTGAAGACGGTCAACTTCAATACAACCCATCTACAAACATTCTATCGGTTGACGAAATTGTTGGTAGCTTGACTGGTATTTCAACAGGTTCCCAACGTGTTAATATTGATCAAAAGAGTGATAATACAAACTATCAGGTAGCATTCACTGAACCTAATGCTAATGGCTATGAAGCCCTTTATCTTGACACACAAAATTCACAGTTTACTTACAATCCAAGTACAAATACCTTAACCGCTGCAAATTTTGTTGGTGATCTGACTGGAGATGTAGATGGCACTGTAACTAATGCAGACTTCATTAATGTAGATGAGAGGAATAATAATCAGACATATCAAGTTCTCTTCAGTAACCAAAGTGCTTCAAGTTATCAAAGACCTTTTATTGATAGTGATGCATCACATTTTACATACAATCCAAACACACAGGATTTTACTGTCGGTAACTTAAATGGTAATGGTTCTAATGTAACTGACATCCATGGACCTAACATCACCACAGGTGTCATTGATGTAGATAGACTCCCTGATGCATCAACCACTGCTCAGGGTGTATCTCAATTATATAACACATTTCCACCCACAAGTACATCAACTACTAGAGCAGCAACAGCCAGTCTTGCCACCAACATCTACAATGAATTAACAGATAATGTCATTCCCGCTGGTGTTGTTATGCTGTTTTATCAGGCTGCAGCACCGACTGGTTGGACTAAAGTTACCACCAATGTCAATAATCGTGCATTGAGAGTTGTAAGTGGTACAGGTGCCAATGATGGTGGTAATATGGCATTTACTAATGCTTTTGATGAAAGAGCCGTTGTTCTTCCACAACATAATCATAATGCTAGTGCTGGTAATCAGAGTGATGATCACAATCATACCGTAACCATTTCAACTCATAATGGTCATAAACATAGTATTGATGACCCTGGTCACGCACATAATTATGTTGACACAAGAGGAGAACTAATTAATGATGAAGAGGGTGAAGACGAAAAAGGTGAACACGCTATTAATGAGCAGGAAACTAAAACTACGTCAAATGCAAACACGGGCATCAACGAAACTCAAAATGCTGGTGAACACTCACATAATGCCAATGTATCAAATCAAAACTCTAACCATAATCACACAATTACCGTGCAAAACGCTGGAACTGCTGGTGCATCCATGGACTTTAGCGTCAGATATCTTGATGTGATTATTTGTACTAAGGATGCTTATCCTACTTGATTAGGTGGTAACGTATTAATAGGGGGATGAGGTGTAATTTGTGCCTGTACAATCCCCTGATTTAATGCATGAGTGTATAATTTATTGTTTCTATCATTAGCTGCCACAGTTTCGTTTCTAAAACTTTCTACTGCAGCAGTTGTTTGTCTGGACATTTGAGAGTTCTCGACAGCCATCATTGGCATCCAAGCCACCGCACATTTATAATTGTTGACCTCTTGTCCAGTTTGTGGATTATAACCCTGTACTTGTGTATACCAGGCACATTTATGTCCAACACACTTCTTCTTAATTAAGGGGCAAAATTCACCATCTTTCATCGTGTTAAATACTGAATGATCTGAAAATATTTATCTGGTTATATTATAAATACAACTAACGGAAGGAAAATCATAGGTAATGTCATTACTTAGGGCCGACAAGATTGCCAATAGGTTTAATAATACTGGTCCTATTATTGTAGGTCCATCAACTGTTAGTGGACATTTTACAGTCACTGGTATTGCAACTGTCCTTGGTCTTGGTGTTACAAATAACGTTTTAGTTGGTAATGCTTTAACAGCAAATTACCTTACGGCTAATAACGGAGCAAGTCTTTTCAATTCAAACCTGACAGGTGTTACTACTGCAGGTATTGTTACTGGTGCGACATATTACGGTAATGGTGTCAATCTGACTGGTGTTGTCACATCAGTTACTGCTGGTGCTGGTGTTCAAATCAGTCCTGTCTCTGGACAAGGTAGAGTTACAATTTCTGCGACTGGTGTTGCGGTTGCTGGTTATGCGACAAACGCTGGTCTTGCGACTGATGTTAAGGGTGGTGTTGCTGGTGCGATTCTGTATCAGGCAGGTGCTGATGATACTGCATTTACGGCGGCTGGAACTGCGGGTGAAATTCTTCAGTCAAATGGTACTGGAACACCTACTTGGGTCAGTCTTGCGGCAATTAACGTATCATTTGCTGATTCTGCAGGTATTTCAACCAACCTGAAGGGTGGTTCTGCAGGAAGAATCCCTGTTCAAAGTGGTATTGATCAAACCACATTTATGAATGTGGGGCAATCAGGTAATGTTCTTCTTGCTCAGGGTACATCTACCCCGATCTTTATTGATCCGAAGGCATCACTTCATGTTTCTGTAGCAAATAGTGCTGGTATTACAACCAGTTTAGAAAACGGATATATTTCGAATGCATCCTCTCTAGAGGTTGTAGGTGTTACCACTTTAGGTGTCACAACCGCATTGACACTAGATGTCACTGGTCTCACCACCAGTAACTTCCTGAATGTCTCTACTGCGGCAACAATCACCAATCTGACTTTATCTACGGGTCCTGGTGTTGCTGTTACAGCAATCCTCGATGAGGATGATATGGTGTCAGACAGAGTTGATGCTCTGGCGACACAACAATCAATTAAGAAATATGTTGATGATCAAGTAACAGCACAAGATCTTGACATTACCACTGATAATGGAACAATTGATATTGATCTTGATAGTGAGACACTTGACCTTCGTGGTGATACGAATCAGATTTATATCACTGCATCTGGTCAGCAAGTAAATGTTGGTCTTGACACCAATGTAATTGTTCCAAACAACTTGGTTGTTTCGGGTCTGACCTCACTGTCAGGTCTGACCACTATCACAGGTCAGTTGGGTGTTACAGGTATCACCACTACACAATTCTTAGATGTCACTGGTGTTGGTACAGTTCAAACTCTGGGTGTCACTGGAGTTGCAACGGCACAGTTCCTTGAGGTAACTGGTGTATCGACCATTTCAACACTAGGTGTTAGTGGGGTAACCACATCTCAATTCCTTGAGATCACTGGTGTATCAACAATTGCAACACTAGGTGTCTCTGGTGTCACTACGACTCAGTTCCTAGAAGTCACTGGTGTTTCTACCTTTGGTGGTGATGTTAATCTTGGATCTGTCACTGTAAATGATGGTAACTTTGACAGTTCTAATCTGACTGGTGTCACCACTGCTCAGACACTTGGTGTCTCTGGTGTAACCACAACTCA